TGATGCTTTCAACTATATTTACTAAGTTTCAATTATTAGATTTATATCCACAATTATCTGAAGAGCAAGAAGATGGTAAAATGATGATTGATTTAATTGAAGGATACAGTGAAGATGATACATACCCATCTCCATTAAATACAAGAACTAAAGGAAGCTTTACACCTGATTATATAAAAGATGCCGATAAAGGAGAGGGTTCTGAGAAATATCAACTGATTGAATATTTTCATAAAGTAAAAGTTCCGTATTATAGAATACTTAATATGGAAACTCAAGAAGAAAGAATACTTGATTCTGAAAATATGGAACAATTTATAGCAAATCCTGAAATGCAACAAGCTGTTGAAAGCGGGGTCGTTGATATTGTTGAGGTTTTACAAACAAGAATAAAACTAACTTGCACAATAGGACAAACTATATTATACGAAAGAATTTTAAATACAGATAAATATCCAATAGTGCCTGTACCTAATATATGGACAAATACTCCATATCCAATGAGTGATGTAAGAAAGAATAAAGATTTCCAAAGATTTTTAAATAAAACAATGTCTTTGATTACATCTCATGCACAAGCATCATCAGGATTAAAACTATTAATACCTCAAGGAAGTGTTGATGATATAGAGGAATTAGAAAGAGATTGGGCAAATCCAAATGCAACAATTGAATATGACCCATCTTTTGGAGAACCTCATTTTCCATCTCCACAACCATTATCTAATTCAGTTATGCAATTGCCTCAATTAATTGAAAAGTATATTGATTTGAATATGGGCATATTTGAAATGATGCAAGGAAATACTGAAGTTGCACCAAAAACATCATCAGCAACAATGATGCTTGAGGATTTTGGTCAAAGAAGAAGTAAATCAAAATTAAGAGATATTGAAGGTTCTTTAAGAAGATTAGGACAAGTTGTTTATAATTTATCTAAAGAGCATTATACGTTTAAAAAAGTTTTTAGAGTTGTACAACCAAATAATGATATGAGTGAATATATGGTAAATCATTACAATGATAAATCTCAAGCTATTGGAGAGATGATGAATGATTTGACTATAGGCCAATATGATATAAATATAATTGGAAACTCAACAATGCCTTCAAATAGATGGGGTGAATGGTCAATATATATGGAAGCTTATCAAGCAGGGCTTATTGATAGAACTGAAGCTTTAATGAAAACTGATATATTTGATAAAGAAGGTGTTCTACAGAGAATGGATATTGTACAACAATTACAAGGACAATTACAGCAAGCACAAGAAGCTGTTAAGAATTTACAAGGTGATTTACAAACAGCCAATAGAGAGTCAATTTCAGCTAGGAAACGTACAGAGGTTGAGAAATTCAAAACTGAGCTTAAATCACAGGAATCACAAACCAAGTCTGCTAATAGATTAGCAGTTGGTAAACTTGAGAACGCAGTTAAACTCGAATCAGAAAAGTTACGTTTACGTAATGAAGCTGAAGCAAAAGAGAGATTGCAGAAAAAAGGAGAGTAAATGGACAACGCATTAGAGAATGAAAATCTTGAACAAGGTGAAATCAATGATAATGTAGGGCAAGATGAAGCAACTAGGCAAGAAGAATCTGGAGATGATTGGCAATCTCAAGCTAAGTATTTCCAATCAGAGAAAGATAAACTTTACGCTGAAAATCAAAATCTAAAAAAATACGAACAGATTGGACAAATGTTGGAGTCAAGACCTGATATTGTACAAACAATATCTGGAATGGTTCAAGGCCAACCAGCACCAACTGAACAGCGTATTGCTTTAGAAAAAGATGAGTTTGACCCTTGGGAAGCCTATAATGACCCATCGTCTAAGTCGTATCAATTTCGACAACAAGAGTTACAAGACTCTATTAATCAAGCTGTATCAAGCCAAGTAGGGCAAGTTCAAAAGCAAGTTGGTATGAATCAACTTACAGGAGAACTCCAAAAAAGAGGGATGAATGATGAACAAATAAAATCGTTTTATGAGTTTGCTCAAAAGAATCCTTCTGAATATGGTATTGATGGTGCGATTAATATGTGGCAATCAGTAACTCAACAACCGACTGAAGGTGAAGAAAATATTAAAAATCCTATGGATTCAATTCGTCAGAATCAATCAGTTCCTCAGCAAGCAGGTATTTTGAATGGTGAGCAACCTGTAAAAACTAATGAAATGGATGATATATGGAAAGGTATTGTAAATGCTGGAAGTCGTGCTAAAGTATTGTAAACTATAAACTAAGGAGAAATAAATGGCAAACTTTAATAGTGGACAAGTATTGCATTCGACTCCTGGTCAAAAGGCTGCAACAGTATTTGCTGATAGACGATTATTCGATTTTAGTGATAGGGTTGCTGACTTAGCTCCAGAAGAGTCTCCGTTTTTTGTATATTTGTCTAAAGTAGGAAAAGTACCAGTTAGCGACAGTACATTTAGATTCCTTGAAGATAGAACTAAAATATCTATTACAGATAGAACGTTCACAACTTCAAGTAATTTAGGTGCTATAGCAGAAGATACTACTGATACTATGACTATCTCATCATCAGGCTGGCTTATTAAAGGCATGGTCGTAATGGTATCATCTACAGTTTCAGGTATGGGTGAAGGAACAAACGCTGCAACATGTGTTATCACAGGCGTTAATTCAGCTACTGAAATAGAAGTTAGATGGTTAAGAGAAAATAGCACAAGTGCAGTATCAATTGATGGTTCATCAACTGCTGTAAATTGTCAAGTAATTGGAACAGCTTATGCTGAAGGTTCAGGTGCTCCAGATGTATGGTCTCAAGAGCTAGATAATGATTATGGTTATACCCAAATCTTTAAAACAGCTTGTGAGATGTCTAATACAGCAAGAGCTACTGTGTATAAAGGATATGCTGATGAATGGCAAAGAATATGGAATCTTAAATTAAGAGAACATAAAATAGATATTGAGAGAACAATGTTATTTGGACAACGTGCTCAAGTTGGTGGTACAAACTACTCAGAAGGTGTTGTAGGGCATATCATTGCAGAAGGCGCAGCTCCAACAACAGATACTACTCAATTATCTTATTCAGAAGGTAAAGCTTATCATAAATCAATAGCTTCAGGCTCAATGACATATGATAATTTTCTTTCTGATTTAGAGGTTGTATTTGACCCTGCAAGAGGTGGAAGTTCTTCAAAACTTGCTTTATGCAGTTTACCTGTAGTATCTTTGTTTAATAAGATAGGTGATGGCGGTTTTATTGATGCTTCTATAGGAGGTATTTCAAATGGCTCTAATAGATATAACTTTGAAAGAAGTACTGGTTCATTTGGACATAGAGTAATGAAAGTAGAAACAGTTCATGGAGATTTATCTCTTGTTAAAGAACCTCTATTTAGAGGATTATCTTCTACTTTTATGGCTTTGGTTGATTTAGACCATGTATCTTATAGACCTCTTGTTGGTAATGGTCTTAATAGAGACACTCATATTATAACTAACGTACAACAAGCTGATGAAGATTTACGTAAAGATATGATTCTAACAGAAGCAGGTCTTGAAATAACTCTTCCTGAAACTCATGCTTTGTTTAATATAGAAGGAGCTTAATTATGAGAAGTGACGTATTAAATACAAGTAGTGGAAGCTATGGACAACAAATAGACAAATGGAAGTTTTCAGCTAAAACTGCAGCCTTTACGGCAGCTGACGGATTTTGTTATCTCGTTACTGACGCAGATGGTTGTGCTGTTACTTTACCAGCACCAAATGTTGGAGATAGAATTAAGATAGTTTTTGGATGTGTTACAAGTAATAATCATACTATTACAGCTGATGCAACAACTACTTTACTTAGTGGATATGCTCTTATGTTAGATGCTGATGGTACAGCGGCTCAATGTAAAGTTTTTGCACCTGATGAAACAGACGATGATGTTATGACATTAAATGGTGGAACAACTGGTATTTCTGGAACAGTTGAGCTTGTAGGATTAAGCAATAAAATGTGGCAAGTAGAAGCAGTTTTATATTCTGAAGGAACTGTTGCTACACCATTTAGCTAAGAATCCAAATCAATAAGGATTAATAGTCTTGTAGAACTATGGGAGTTGTCGTATAAAGGACAGCTCCCGAATCTACTACAAAGACAATTTAAAATTTAAACAAACCCATTCACGCACAGCCAGTGCTTAGGGTAGGAGGTGAAAATGGCAACCACAGGTTTACATAAATACACAGTAGCAGAGGCTACAAATTTACAATTAGGACAAAATGGTTTTAAAGAGCTTGATTCAGCAGGGAATACTGGGGATGGTACATTTTGTGCTTTTCAAGTTACAGGAGGAGCAGCAGACGATGTAGCAACTGTAGCTGCAACTTGTCATATTGGAGATGCTTTAACAGCAACACCATTTCTTGCAGGAACAATAGTATATGGTGCATTTAAAAAAATAACAATGAGTTCACCAACAGATGCTGATGTTCATGTGTTGTGTTATTATGGATAATAATGGGTAGGGACTATAAAGACGAATATGAAAAGTTTCAATCGTCACAAAAGCAAATAGATTATAGAAAAAAATTAAATAAATATAATCGTGATAAAGGCACTTATGGAAATGGCGATGGGAAAGATGCATCTCATGGAAAAGATGGTAAAATCACAGGATTTGTTGATTCAAGCACTAATAAAGGTAGAAAGGAAAAAAGTAGATTAAAAGGTTCTCCTAGAGTACAACGTGCAGACAAAGGTGGAAAAATAAAAGGGAATAAGAATAAAGAAGTCCCAATCATAGCTCATGGTAAAGAAATAATAATTAACGAAATAGTTAACGGAGCAGCATCAAAACATGAAAAAAAACTTCTAGCTTTGAACAAGAATCCTGACGATTATGAAATCATTAAAAAAAATAGTAAATTAGAGAGTAATTTGGATTATAATTATCCAATTAAAGATTCAAAAAAAAGGAGGGCATAATGCCTACAGTAGAAAACGAAAAAGGCGAAGTAGTAGCAAAGATGGATTATACTCCTGAAGGTGAAATGCAAGCCAAAAAAATGGTTCAAGATAATGCTGGTTATACAATTGTAAATGCTCCTGATATGAGAGAGCAAATGTATGCAGGTGGTGGTAAAGTAGGATATAGTAAAATAGGTATGTATAAAAAAGGTGGGAAAGTAAAGAAGTGAAAATCATATATTGTCAATGTGGTGAAAAGACTGAACTCCAAAAAGGTGAAGCAAAGCAATGTGAATGTGGAAAAGTATTTGGTGTAAGAAGTGGTAAAATATCTAATTACATAAATATGAGAACAACATGGAGTGGACAAACAAAAGTGGAATTTAGTCAAACAACAATTGACCAAGATATAAAAGATAGGAATAGCAGATAATGGCTAATTTTAAAACTCAAATTCAAGATGTAATAGGAAGTTTTGATGATGATGTTGCTATAAATCAATTTCTTACTGATGGAGCTAAAGAATTAATAAACATGATGCCTCCAAATTTAAAAGAAAAATGTACAACTGAAACTACATTAAATCATTCTGCAACAACTATAGATTTAGATACATTAGGAGGAGAGGTTTTGTATGTAAATAGGCTTTCTGCTGATTCTGGCGGAAGTAGAATCCCTTGTAGAAAAGTACCATCGATGTATGGAGAATTATCAAATGATTCAAATAGTTTATATAAAGCAAGTGTTACTGACCCTGTATATTGGATTTTAAGTTCAGGTGATGCTGCAATATTAAATGTAATACCAACGCCAACTGCAAACCAAACTGCTATTGTCTATCATGTGTCATATCCTTCAAT